TTACCGATTCTGCAATCTTATCCCGAAGCCCCCTAGGCATTCTCCCCCCTGCTAGAACACTAGGAGCATACAGGAATAAAATGATGAATATGAACTTTTTTCTGTTATGAACACTGTCTTTGTATCCCGGACAATCCCTTAAGTTGTTTATTTCACAAAACCACTTATATATGGATGGGATATAGTCCAGATCAGACACGATAGGAGCAGATAATTCAGATTCTCTTTCCGACAATCTTGATTTCTGCTCTCTTATTGATTTTAATTCTGAAATTTCTGAAAACATAGCACATTTATTTAAAGTTAATAGTATATTTGTACTATGAATTGAGGAAAGAGGACTTATCTGGTGGTTCGGGTGGTCCTCTTTTTATTTTGTCTTTCTTCCCCATACACATGCATTGTACAGTGCATAGGCATACATCTTAAGTTCCCTGCTGTTGCTTATATATTCCACATTCATTGCTGCTTTAAAGCAATCAGCTAGAAGGTTGTTGTCTATTTCTTGTTTCATATTGATTTTGTTTTAGTTAATATATTAATAGCCCTTTTTACGTCACGCTTGGATATTCCACGTAAAGCATGAGTTTTTATGATATGTTTCTTTTGAGAAAGCAACATATCTGAATCATCATCAAGGATTACATAATTAGTGACATCTTGATGTTCCCATAACCAACGGTCTATTTCTACGCCACGACATAGACCGTAGTGCGTTTCTTTATTCCCATATTTAAAACCGTACATTCTTGAAGTAATGTCAATAATATATTCAGGATATGGGAAAGGATTATGACCTATTTTTGTCTCTCTTGTTGTAATAGCTTCAATAGTCTGTTCTAATGTATATCTTCTCCATGAAGAAGATATAACTATTTTGGCTCCGGTCGCATCGCAAATCTGTTTGACCAATTCAACCTTTTCATTATCAATAGTCCATTTACTTTTCAGTGTGGTTATTACACCGTCAAAGTCGAGAAATATAATCTTACTCATATCTGATTTATTTTGAGTGTTTATTCTTAGGGAATAATCCATCTGAAAAGTTTATTAACGCTTCAACTTTCCCCAGCTCAATCTCATAAGTATAAAACTCTTTATCAATAATATCCATGAGCTCCTGAAAGTCATTTGTATTGTAATTCTGCTTTATAGATTCAATTACGTTTACTCCATCCGAAAACCAATCAGGGTTCGACTCTTTTAGCTTTCGCATAGCTGTTGGAATTTGATGTGTATAAAGGTTTTCGGAGAATATAAAATTCAGCATTTCATATACATCATCCATTTTCGTTGATAACCTTCCATCTAATATGGTAAAAGCCTTTTTAAGTGATACTCTCATTTTTTACTTCCTTTCTCTCTAATTCGTTACCATTTGTACATTAATTTGAGTTATTTGCTTAAAATCTGCTTCATACACCTACGGAACTCTTTTATAGAGGCAGGATTCATATTTTTACTAAGCATGATTTGCGATATTTCAATCGGATTATACTTTCTGTATTCAACCGGAATCTTTCCATATACTCCGTATTCCAACATTGATCTTCTAATATCCATTGGAATTTTCAAAGTTTTCAAAGCCTTTTGTTGTTGTGGAACGGAATAGGGCTGATAATTACTGTCCCAATTTCCGAATACAGAAGTAACATAAAGAATCTTTTCTGCTAATCTTATTTTCATTTCTAAACAGTTATACGTTAAACTTCGGTATTGGCATCCAGTGGGTAATACTTTCATCGGTGACATAACCATTTGTTACAAACCATTTACTTTTGCAATATCCTTTTTTCTTTCGAAGCCACCCTATTGCATAGTGCTTAGCAGAATCTCTATCATAAAGAAAAACTTCTTGCTCTGGTTCTGGCAACTTATCTTTTACACTTATCCACTGATTCTTAGGGTGAGCGTCTGCCCATTCAGCTCCTTTCTTGAAACACTCTAATAGAGTGCCCTCTGCATATTCTTCATACTGGGTATGTCCAGCATTATTTATTTCATCTTTCCTATTCATTATTGATTTGTTTTACTCTAATTGATTCGTACATACTTACCTGCGATATTGCAAGCTCTTAATATCTCCGCATTATCTTCACCGAAAGCGATTAAGATACTACCGCAACCGGGAAAATCTCCACGGGTTCCATCTGGACGGAAGAACCTAATCCGGTTGCGCAAAAACTTCATCGCTGTTGCCTTCTCGAATATTACGTCTTGAAACATCTT